AAAAACGGAACGCAAGAGAAGTCGATTATGCCAACATACCGAAGGCATATGAAGAGAAGTATCTATCTACTGACGAATCATATCTTACCGAACGAGAACACGACGAATTTTGGCAATCCTTTTATGTGGAGATTCGATCTTGGGATTCTTCGCAAATGAAAGATAATGATTTGAGAGTATACCAAGCAATTATAATACTTTTTGAATCAAAAGAAGATATAGAGATTTTTAACAAGAAGGCTATTTATTTATACCTTCGAGAGATTACCGGGCTCAATACAAAGCAGATTGTCAACTCGCTCAAGAAGTTTCGCAAGAGATATTATAATTTCAAGCAAGATTGGGAAGACGGGACGATATGAGCAATAAAAATTTAGAAACTCTAATCGATGAAGCACTAGATAATATTCGTGACGATAGAAAAGTTGCGCGAGAGTTTTTAAATGAAATTGCCAACCAGATCGCAAAGGATTCAGAACAGAACAAGTATTTAAGTCCCGTGGCAGCCAAGCATATTGAGACCATGCAGCGCTCCAATGAACAATTGGTCAAGTTGATTGGCTTGCGACAAAAGGGACAAACACAGCAAGTAGGACTCACAGAAGAAGACAAGAACGATTTATTTGATTTAATTCAGGGGGATGCATAAATGTCAGCAGAAGAAGCAAGAGAGAGAGCATGGCTCAGAAAGATCTTTCCGGATGTATATCAAAAAACTAATCAATTCGTAGCGGTGGCCTTGACTAGCGGCTATACTCTGACACAGGGAGAAGCCGACGCGCTTGGCAAGCAAGGGCCCAAAGCGCCCACAGCCGGAACTACACCAGCTACCAAGTGGGCGCGCCAAGCGTTTCGAGGAAGAATTCTTGGTGATGATTCACCTCATTTGTTTTTGCCTGATCCGTGCGATCTGGGAGAGACAGAGAGTCCACATTATACAGCCGCGTTAATTTTAGAACATACTGAGTTTATATTGACCGAAGATTTTTTTGACAATAGCGGAAAGGGATCTGTTGAAAGAAATGATAGGGTTAATGTGTTTTTGGATCCGGGCTGGCTCGACGCGCCTTTTAATTTAGAACGCGGCTGGGCAGTGGGCATAAACCAAAAAAGAAAATATAATTCACAAGGAGGAAAAAAAGCCATTGACTGCACTTCCCTTGCGGGGCTTTTTGGCGGCAATTCGGAGCCGGTCGTGCTGACAGGAGGGTCGGGGAACCCCGGAACCTTTGGGGTGGATGATGAAAAAACCCCTAATGCAAATAAGTTGCGATGCTTTTTGAAGTCCCTCGCCAAAGATGGATTTGACGTTAGTGGCCATGGCAGGCTGTCTGAGGGCGGTCGAGATATCACGGAAGGCGCCGCCATGGCGTTGGCGAATGTTATGAAAGAGCTTTCCAAACAGAAGTTCGCTGATAACCTGCCGAATAATTTTAGGGTGGAGATAGGGGGAGGTAACGATGACTGGCATGAAGGGGGAAATCACAGAGCAGGAAAGGCTTTTGATATTTCCGTATTCCCATCCGATGGTCCGCTAGTGCAGGGTAGTCATTACAATGACGGTCGCAAGAATGAATATGTGGATGATGAGAATGTGATGTACATGAATTACCTTTTTGCATCTATGAACGCCGCCGACAACGAATTTAAGTGGATAGATGAATATAATTATCCATCCACCAAGTCCACCGGTCCCCACTTTCATCTTACTTATGGTAGTGGCTGGGAAAGCGGCGGTACCCAGCGCGATGCCGCCACACATCAAGCCGACGCCGCCACGAATCCGGACACGGAGACGTGGAACAAAAACATTTTAGATACTTATCCTGCCAAGGGTTGCGACTTATCAGATTACGCCGTGCCCTCGGGTGGCGCCAGCACCATCGCCACGACCATGGCCGAGGTCACCAATCAGTGATCTCGCGCGCAAGATAGGTCAGATCCTCGTATGATAGGAAAAGAATAAATAATGGCAAAAAATCCAGATAGAAAGATCTTCAACAAAGATGCTTTCAAAAATTGCGAAACGGGAGAATCTGCGGCACCTATTCTGCCACAGGATATCCTTAACAACGGGCGCCCAGCCAATTTAGCTAGCGACGGGCTAGCCGGCACAAGCCCCCCTGCACCATTCATAACTTTTAATGCAGCACGGAATGAGAAGATAATTTCAAATTCTAATGCCTATATTGTGTTGGGGCAAGATCGCCCAAGCACAGAGGTTAGCGGGGAAGGAGGGAAGGGCGCCATTTCCGATACAATTGATTTGGTTGTTGGGCGCATGGCATCCTCACACGGAGGCGCCGGTCCTTGCGATGGAATGTTTGTGGGCAATAGCCCTGCTGCTGATGCCGCGAGAATTTATATAAGCCGCTCAACAAGAGTCGACAAAAACTTTGGGATTGTACAAACTCCTTGGGAGGAGCAATTCAACAAAGATGGGGTGGAACCACAACGTTCTGCCATCGCGGTAAAAGCCGATAAGGTGCGGATTATTGGTCGCGCCGGAGTAAAAATCGTTACTGGCGGTATGGCGGGCGTTACGGGATATGGATTCAAGGGCGAGACAGACAGTTTTGGAAATAAGCTGGAGATCGTCCCCACAATTGATTTGATTGCTGGTAATGAGATTGGAAGAAAACGATACCTGTCGCTTTCGGGGAAAGAGGAGACTTATTTGCAGCCCATTGCTTTGGGTTATCGCACCAGAGATGCACTGGCGAAGATGGCAGAATTAGTAGATCACCTTATGGGTCTCATGATTCAGTCAGAAATGTTAACATCGACATGTTTCTCTGCCATGGGTGCGGCGCTATCGCCACTAAGTGCAGCAACGGGAGCAGACGCCACCGCCCGAATGAATTTTTGTAGCAGCCCGCTCTACACCCTTCGACAATCAATGACTGAATTTGAAGGCTTATATTTAACTGCACAGGCACCCCGCGCAGTTTGGAGTCGGAATGTTAATTCCACTTAAATCAAAAAGGCACGAATAATGGCTGATTCAAAATTTTTACAATATCAAGACGCAAATGGTGATGGCTTAATTGACGTTTGTGGAGAATTTCCAGAAGTAAACGAGGAATTTTGTCCCGGTTGCATACCCAACCCGTGCGCCATCACTCCCATATGGCAGAATAGGCGCAAGTGGGAACCTTTTTTAAATGAAAAGATTTGTAAATATCAGATTACCAAGGGCACTCCACGAACTACGACTGGACCCGAAGAAGAAACGAAACAGCGAAGCAGCGCTGACGGAGTGGCATCAGCCCGCCGCGAAACTAGAGGTTCGGAGAGCGATACGTCTTTCGAGTCAGGTTGGCTCGATGAAGAACCCACATCTGACCCGAAAGACGTACCGGGTGACACACCACCTGAAGACCTCGATCCGGGACAACTGGAATCGATAGCAGCTACCGACGCCTGTCCCGCAACAGACGAAAAAAATGGAGGAATTCCGAGCGCGATATTTGATGAATATGCCGACGAAATAGCATTGGCGCTCTTGGAGGCTTACAATAAAGACACGTCCGAGACCGCGCGAAACACAATAAAGGCATATTTGGAATATACTGATTGGGATTTAGCCCCTCGCGCAATGTCTCGCTTAAAGTTATTGTATTCTGTTCCTTACGAAGTTTTGCAAAGTATTGCCGAGTACGTTCCCCCTGATGAAGAAGAAGAAGTAGATACCACTGATATTGAAGTTTCTTTTAAGCCTGGCGACTTGGAAATCAAGCTCATTCGCATTAGAAAGGGGCTCGACCTGTATAAGCGTTATTTAGATGTTTTTCGTGCGATAGAATCATCTAACATTTTGTATTTAAACCCCGGAGATTATGGAAAGCCCGTGGTGTTCAATGTAGAGAATTATGGTGATCGGGGTTGGGGACGTGACGCTTCATTGATGGCGAAACTCTGGACTAATTTAAAAGCACACATAAACAACAAAGGTTATTTTTTAGACGCCGCGGCATTTCGCAGTACAAAGAAAAAAGTTGGTGAAATTATTTTTACTTTTACCTATGACTATCGGATAAAAAAGATAGTGATTTACACTATAGCGTGCCCCTATGATGCTATCGTTGTTGCGGGTCCCGAGATGGCGCAGCGGTATGAGGAATTTCGGGATGTAACCGCCATGGCTTATCTGGCACGCCTGGTGGAAATGGAAATAGACTTGGTTGCCAGAGTTCCTATGGAATGGACAGAATTTTTAGTAAAATATACATTTCCCGAAGTTTATATATCGACTTACCCTGACGACTTATACGAAGAAAGCCTGGCTGGTTCTGTAGCTGCTTGTGTCGGCGAGTCTTTGCTGGCAGAAGGCAAGCAACTTGGCGAAGATATTTTGAACACCGCCTTTGGTCTCGGAGATGCCATTGCTTACAGGTTTCACGAGGCGTTGTGTTCTAATAGTGCTGAAGATGTAAAGGAGTGGCGCGAGACGATGGGACTCAAGCGAGGAAGTCACATTCCAACTGCGGCAGAAATGCAACATCTTGCTGATGCGGGCGGCGCCCGACCATCTAATATGACAGGGGAAGGTGTCAATTCCGGAATGCCGGATACTGTTTATGATTTAGCCCAAGTGCAGGCATATGAATATGTGCAGGCAAACCCCACGATGTTTGATTTTTTGTGTAGTTGGATGGGATCGGCCGGTAAGGGCCCCTTTCTCAACAAGGAATATGACCTCGGCCTCGGGCCATGGAGAACCGAAGTAGGAGATGTATGGGATAGATTAAAACTATGTGGACTTTTGGATATGCTCGCTGGTGTAATCCGTTGTCTTACTGGCGGTCTTACTCTCGAAGAGGCACTAGCTAGCATTCTAAAGGCAACCCTTGAGGGCATGTCGATTGATAACTTTGATAAACTTTTTATTGGTTTATCCGCCGATCAACAAGCCGAACTCGATGCTTTAGTTAAAGAAAACTTGGAGAGTGGGGATCTTTTTAAAGATAGCAATACCGATATGGCAGAGGCTTCGGACGGAGAGATTGGAAACTATGTGGATGGCGCCGAAGATCTTCCCGATGAAGCCGGGATTTTTTCTGAGGAACGCGGCTGGCAGGGCTGGGATGCATTTAAAGAGAGCACCCTCCAGGGGAGCACCTGGGAGAACGCGAAGACCGAATACGATCCCAGTGGATATGGCGGAATGACAGAAACTGAAGTAACTAGTCAGAGGGAACAATCACAAAGAACATTAGCACCTTCAAGCGATGGAGGCGATAGCTGGACCGAAGCGGCCGCCGGGGATGTATCTTCGTTGAGCGAAAGTACCGTTCGAGAAGCATATGCTAAGGCTTTATTAGAAAACTTCAAGGGTAAAGAACTGGAATTGGTCGATAAGTTAAATACATTCCCTGGAGCGGCCCTTATTGCGAATATTATTGCCACCACCGCATGCCCGCGCCCCCCTTTTATGGATCCAAGTTTTGTAGACATTATTAAGGATTTTGAACTCCCGTGGACATGCGGTAGAGATTTTGTGTGGCCTGAAATTGCTTTTAAAAATCCTTTTTACATTACAATGAATTGGAAGGACATTATGTGGATTCTTTTTCAGGTAGCAACACAAGTGATTAAAGAGTTGCTAATCGCAATAGTAGCCAAAATATTTATTAAATTGTGCGAATTACTTGGAACTGCGATTTGTCAAACACTTGAACTTGTTGGAGATGTGACAGCGGCATTAGCTACAGGCAACCGAACGGGCTTGGCTAGCGTAATTAAAGAGTCAATTTGTGGACCAGATGTAGATGATGATACAGTAAATCAAACAATAGTGGATTTGGTGGCATTAATGGGGGACGCCGGCGCCGCCATGGCTGATTCAGAATTGGTTCTCGAAATGGTCGGCGGGATTTCATCTGTGGCCACCTCAGACGAAGTGAATAAGTTAGTGTTGGGACAAGATGCCGGCGAAGCTACCCAGGTTATTGCAACCTTTTTGTCATACGAATACCCTCAATTCCCCGCCCTCCATAGTGAAACTGGCGTCAAAAGCATGTTTAAAAATATAGGTAATTTGATGCCGCTAGACTTTAAAGATAATATTAAGAGATTGGTAGATTCGACCCCGGTAAATGAAATGGTACCCGCCAATCCTACTTTGTGTGCCACCCCTGAGCAAATTGAACAATTTTGTGAATTGCGGGCTACGCTAATGCAAGATCGCGCTAGCCCGGAACAAATCAAGAAACTGTGTGATCGTCAGGGAATAAAGGATAACTTAGAAGAACTCGTTAAACCGTTCCAGAATTTTGATAATCATGTGGCATGTAATATGCCTCCCCTCGTATCAGATCCGGGATGTGATAATGGAATCCTTCCTTTTGAGCCGGCGGAATCGATAGCGGCTACAACATCCGTTTTGGGCAATCAGTTAGAAGCACTTAAATCAGACTTTTCGACTGATATGTTGGGAAATGGACCCTTTATGAAAAATTGGGGAATGATGAATATGATTCTCTCCGACACGCTGGCATCTCCTCTTACTGTACACCAGAGAAAAGCAGCCAATGGCTGGCCGTCAAAAAACTACGTTGACTTTTATACCGACGACTCTGCGGAGTCAGAAGAAGTTGGAAGCGCCGATGGCAAAATTTGGAGACAAAGGGGGGCTTATCCTGAATTTGTTGCCGAATGGCTTCAAGAACAAATATCAAATTTGACAGTTAGTTATAATTCTAACAATGATTTTCTAGATGATGTTAAGATTGTAAAAGATAAGGATGATTACACAAGAGGAGGTTTGAGAAAAGCTATTAATATATTATCACTCCCTGATTTTGGCTACAATGTTGAAATCGATCCTGCATGGGAAGACGGCGTTGTAAACTTTACTAAAAAGGCGCGCAAGGGTACTCCCGATTTCGAGTTATTATTTGAAGATAATGCCAAAGGAATGAAAACTGGTCCAGAGGGTGGACAGGAAGGCTTCAGTTGGGGATTCCAGCTACAATTTTATAATGCAGATTTAATCAAAGATGAACCACCAGAAGATGTTGAGTCGATGGAGGGTACTTGGGAAGAGATGCAAAGTTATGAAACTTCGCTATATGCCACTGAATCCGCCGACGAAGACACTAAAACAAGCCTCAACGTTGATACGGACAGCGGCACCTGGGATGAGATGCAAAGTTGTGAAACTTCGCTATATGCCGCTGGATCCGAGCAATCCAGCGGCGGCGCCACCACCGCGAAAATCAAGAACGCCGTCGGCCTCTCTCGCATAAAAATATATGAGTTTAGCAATCCGGAGACGAATCTCGATGTTAAGTTGGCGGCTCTTGCGATACCATCGGTGAGAAACGTATTAAAAAAAGTGACAGAAGACAAGGGCGAAAAAGTTGTTGTGGATTTAAAATATGAATTTGTTTCCGTAGACAATACTCTAGATGAGATATCAATAGAGACCCTCGAAAAATATCCGGCATTTATGTCCATGTTTGAAACTTCGGTCCACAATTATACTCCACCCGTCATTTTGCTACATGAAATGCTTAACGATTCCGGCGCACCGTTTTCTCAACAGGAAATCAAAGAACGTTATGACGCTTTTATGTCTGACATAACAAATACAATTATCGCAGAAGTTGCCGCAAATGAGCCAGGATTTAATTATGGTGCTGATTTTGATAGCTTGACGTGGGATGAGGTTGAATATGTCGTTGACACCGGACAGACAGCCTCTCCGGGTGGAACATCTTACGGGGAAGCGGAAATCAAAGATGAAGATGGAAACTTACGCAAACTCAAGAATAGAGATCAGATATTGGGTATAAGCCGCATGCAGTGGTTGATAAAGAATGAAGAGAAAGAGGGAGAAAATCGAATCTTTTATTTAGATCCCATAATGTATGGGGGAAATTATATGAGCCCTCCTTTATATATCAAACCACTTATGAACAAGGGGTGGCTTGGGTTTATTGATGTGTTGTTTCCGGAGATGAGCCCATGCAAACCTCAAAAAAGCGATTTAGTTGATTTTGGACAAATTCAAGATAAAATGGATGAAGTATATCCATCTGTTCCCCAAGATGAGAGGCTTCAACAGCACCCCGATTGTGCGGTAGAGTGGCCTTATGGTAGAATTCTTGAGCGCTCTGCGGTGGCTGGTCTACAGGGCTTAATAATGGCAGCCGTTCGTATTTATGCTAGTGCTCATTTTATTAAATCGATGGCAACTTTTACAAAATTCTCTCCCAAGTTTCCAGAAGTTTTTAGTTCCCTATACGCATCGTATGTGGTGGAGAATATGGAAGAAAGCTTTAGGGATGCTTCGGAATCTAATCTCACCGGCGCCCGAGCAGATAATCCAAGAGATGATAAATTTTGGTATGGATTTCTAGAACAATCTGTGCAAATGTACGCCCGGCGCCTTGAAGATGAGGATATTGAAGCTCCTCCCCATGTGGTAAGAGCACTAACGCGCTTGAACGATATGATGGAAAATTATGACCGACCTTCTGTAGCCGACAGGGAGGAAGATTATGGCTTACATGAAACAAAACGCAGATTTTTCCAATTGAAAAAATACAGATATGATAAAATTTTAGAAGCAGTTAAGGCAACAGAAGAAGATGCTAAATTGGTTTTGAAAGAGTTGGTAATCGAACAATTGAATTATATGGGTGAAAAGTTTATAAGCAATTTGGATGTTGTGGAAATGGTGCCCGATGTTTTTGATTTAGATTATTATTTGCTTGAAAACTTTACGCAAGGGTGTGATAACCTAGACATTGATCATGAAATAAAATATACATATCCAAATCTTCCCGCTGAACCAGAGCCGGATGATATTCCATACTATACTGCCGGCGCAGAATTTGTTGTTGCCGAAGATCTTGATCTTGAAAACGGCTTTTACTCCGGACAAGAATATGTGGGAGAATACGTAGTCCATATCGATGACGAAGGCACCAGTGTATTTTTGGCGGGCCCCACAGACTTAGGAGAAGGGGTCTATACTAATCCAGATACGGGCACAGAAGAATATGGCTACCAGCAAGATATCTTAGCCCCCCTGGTAAATCAAACTAGTATTGACATAGGTGATGTTGTCGAATATGAGTCGACTGTCCCCCAACCGGGCGACACTCGCCCCTTTGGCTTGGAGAAATACATCAAAATTGATGGCGTTAAAATGAAGCCTTCATTAGCCACATATCAAATATCCTCCAATGAAGACTTGACTCAAAATATTTCTGATGTATACCCGGGACCAGAGGGAAATGAATTGAGGTTCGTTGAAGACGAAGATGGTAATGTTGTGGGTGTAGAAGGAGAGCTTGGTGTTCGTTATGGCTTAATGTTTTCTATGGCAATTGACGGAGTAAAATATGAAATGACTTCGGTTGAAGTTGATGCTTTAGACTTGCCTCTTAGTGAGTTTAAAACCCTTGAGGCAAATAGCAAGCTGCTCTGGTGTCTGATAAACCTTCTAAAAGAAGATGACAAATTTAAATTAATATGCAGATATATTTTCCCTCTTTCTAAGATAACCGCCACGACAGCGATCTATAATGATATGGCATTTTTGTCATCAATTGGCGAAGTAACGGTGAAAAAGGGCGCAACCTGGGCATGGGTGTCTTCCAACCTTGAAGGTAGCACCAACGATAAGCCGGGTCGCTATGTGGATATAAATACTGCCGAGAAGAACGGGAATACATATGTAGAGAGTGTTGATGTTTACGGAAACCCGGGCTGGGCAGCATATGAAGATAGAGACCGGCCGACAATCTTTAAAACTTATGATCAATGGGACCGGGATCTCTTGACGAAATCTAAACGGCAAATCAAAAGATTGTTTAAATCATATTATAATTCCAGAGATTTCGCTACATTCGGTAAGGGAGAGAGTCCCGGTAAAGCTTTTATGGCTGAATTGAAAGGGCGAATGAGTCCACGACCAGGAGAAAGGCTAATGCCATGGTGGAAACGACGAAAATTACGCTCTAATCCATTTAATGCGGATGGAGAACCGTGCGAAAATGAAGATTGATGATATTTATAATAAGGTAACACAAAAATGAGTAGTTGCAACGGTGATTCTAACGGCAGTTCTGGTGGGACAACTGCCCTGGCTGTCGCTCTTCCCTTGACCAATAGTTCGGCTGATGGCTGGGAATTAATAACAACACTTGAACCAATGATTGCGCAAAATTTAACGATGATTTTGTTAACTCATACGGGCGAAAGAGTAATGGAACCAACTTTTGGTGTGGGATTGGAGAGTTATTTATTTAGAAGGTTTGATGCCGGCGTCTATGCGGAAATCGAATTTAAGATAAGAGAACAAGTTGCACAATATTTATCGGCCGTTACGATAGATAATATTATATTTGACGATTCCGAACAGGATTCTAATAAACTATATATTGCAATTGAATATTCAATACCCAGCATTAATTTACGTGATATTTTAGAATTAGCAATTTAAAAAGGAGAATTAGTAAATGGCCAGCAATAAAAAAACAACGGTTCCAATTGATTATACTCATAGAGATTATGAAAGTATTCGTAAAGATCTCATGGGGGTGGCAGAGCGACTCTATCCCAACACCTTTCAAGACTTCAGCGAGGCGTCTTTTGGTTCGTTGATGATAGATGCTGTTGCGTATGTGGGCGATCAGTTGTCTTTTTATTGTGACTACAACGTCAACGAATCTTTCTTGAACACGGCTTTCGAATACGATAATGTACTGCGCACCGGGAAGGCTTTGGGGTACAAATATACAGGGCGCCCATCGACATATGGACAGGTGGCGCTTTATGTTATGATTCCGGCTTCTGCAACGGGATTGGGCCCAGATTCAAAGTATGTTCCCCTCCTTAAGCGCGGTTCAAAATTTACATCTACTACGGGCTTGAATTTTGTTTTAACAGAAAATGTAGACTTTGGAGATCCTCAAAATCCAGTAGTAGTTGCTATGAATGATCCGGGAACTGGCGCCCCATCTCAATTTGCGATTAAAGCTTATGGTAACGTTGTATCGGGATATTTCGGTCGCGAGGAGATTACTATCGGGGCATACGAAGCTTTTAAGAAGGTGACAATAGCGGATCCCAATGTTTCTGAGATCATTTCTGTTGTGGATTCAGAAGGGAATGAATATTTTGAAGTAGATTATCTAGCGCAAGATGTGATTTACAAAGAGGTGGCAAACAATAATTATAAAAATGATAATGTTCCCTCGGTGATGAAGCCGTATGTGGTAGCGAGAAAGTTTCTGCTCGACCAAGATCAAAATAGCGCTACTTTGCAATTTGGAAGTGGCGATTGTGGATCGTCAAATGTTGTGGCCGACCCGGGGAGTGTGGCGGCTAATGTATTTGGTAAAGATTACGTAACCGATACAACTTTTGACCCAACTAGGCTCCATCAAAATGAACTTCTTGGCATTGTTCCTCAAAATACCACGCTTACTGTAAGTTATCGCGCCACGAATCCAGCAAATTCTAGTGTTTCGACCGGTCAACTCTCTTTTGTTCAGAGCGCCTTAGTGGATTTTGAAAATGCAGACACCCTCGTAACTACAACAATCAATAACGTGATATCGTCTTTAGAGGTGTCTAATGAGTTACCGATTACGGGAGACACGTCCGCTCCCACTACCGCCGAATTAAAACAAAGAATAACGGATACTTTCCCGACACAGAATCGCGCAGTAACACAAAAAGATTATGAAAATCTTGCTTATAGAATGGCATCCCAATTTGGGGCTGTTTCTCGGGTTTCGTGCCAGCGCGATGCCTCTTCGAGCAAAAGAAATCTAAACATGTATGTAATTTCAGAGGATAAATTTGGAAAATTAATCACGACGAATTCAACAATTAAAAATAATTTAAAAACATGGTTAAATGAATATAGAATGATTAATGACACGGTGGACATTTTAGATGCCTATATTATTAATCTTGGAATTGAATTTGTTATGAAGCCCGCTTCGGGTGCAGATAAATACTCCTTACTTGATGCGGCTATGTCCGCACTTTCGAGTCATTTTAGCACCAAATTTTATATTGGAGAAGCGCTCCTTATCAGCGACATATATACCGCGCTTAACGGAGTTACGGGGATATTGGATGTTTCAAACGTAAAGATAACCAACAAAACTGGTGCAACGTATGCCAGTACAGAATTTGATATTGATTCAAATATTTCTCCTGATGGTAGCTATTTGATAGCGCCGGCTAACACTGTTTTTGAAATAAAATATCCTTCTGTTGATATTATAGGAAAAATCGTCTAATGGCAATAAAAAGATATAAAGCAGATGCAGATACTACAATTGTAAACGCATTCCAACCGGATTTGGTAACTCGCGGCACGGGCGCCAATATGGGTGAAGCGGATGTATCAGAAATTTTCTCAATTTATGGCCGGCAGACCACAAGTTCTCAAGAGCTTTCCAGAATTCTTACTAAATTTCCTGTATCAACGATTTCATCAGATCGAACAAATAACAAAATTCCTGCCAGCGGTAGTATGAGTTTTTACCTTCGGCTGTTTAATGCCGAGCATTCCAAAACAGTTCCAAGAGATTATAAATTAGTAGTCCAGCCAGTTTCTCAATCATGGCAAGAGGGCGTTGGTTTAGATCTGGAAAATTATAAAGACTTAACCAAGGGAAACACGGGCGCAAACTGGATGAGCGCATCAAATACCGCCCCATGGACAAGCGTGGGCGGCGACTACCTATCAGCCTCTTCAGAAACATACACACAAACGTTTAGTACCGGATTAGAAGATCTTGAAATTGATATTACTCAATTAGTGGAAGATTGGATTACAGGATCCGCCGGCGGTAAATTTGAGAATTATGGCGTCGGGGTACGTTTGTCGGCTAGTTATGAGGCATATTTCTCTAGTTCAACCGGACAAAATAGTGGTAGCGTAATCAACAATGTGAGTGGCGCCACAAAATCTTATTACACAAAACGTTTTTTCGCCAGAGGATCGCAGTTCTTCTTTAAGCGTCCAGTTATTGAGGCACGTTGGGATTCGGCAGTCAAAGACAGCCGCGGCGATTTTTATTATAGTAGCTCGTTGGCGCCGGCGGCTGATAATTTAAACACCATTTATCTTTATAACTACGTGAGGGGAAGATTAACCAATATTCCTGGTATCGACACCGGAAATATTTTGGTAAGCCTTTATTCTGGGTCCGCTAATAATTCAGCCCCTAGTGGCTCAAAGCTTGTACTTTATGATGGAAAGTTAAATATTACTGGAGGATATAGTTCCACCGGGATTTATACTGCATCAATGGCAATTACGGCCGCCAGCACCCCCCTTACGACACTTTATGATGTATGGCACAGCGACAGCACTGCCACGGAATATTTTACTGGCTCCATCACACCTATTGTTTTGAGTGCCGCCCAAACTGTTTCCAAGCCAGTATATTACTTAAATATCACCAACCTAAAAAGAAAATATCGAAGCGACGAAACGGCGAGATTTAATCTGTACGTTCGAAACAAAAATTGGAGCCCAACTATTTATACAGTAGCAAATGCAACACCAGAGAGTACAACAATTTTAAGTGCATCTTATCGAGTGTTTAGGGCTGTCGACGGCTTTGAAGCAATTCCTTATGGAACCGGCTCCGATTTGCACACACAAATGTCGTATGATGTATCAGGTAATTATTTCGATCTTGCCATGAATCTTCTCCAGCCGGGATATATGTATGCATTTAAATTTGCTTTTTATGATGCAGCTTTGGTATCGTGGGTCGAACAGCCTGAAATATTTAAGTTTAGGGTAGAAGAATATGAGTATTAAAAAGCTTTTCGGCTCTACAGGCAGAAAATATCTTTCCAATAGAACGGAAAAAGACGCCTTTCAAGATGTTGAATCGTCTCGAAACGTAAAGGCGCTTACCGATAAACAAGCAGCTTTTGTTCCCCAGATTGACTGGACAGAGCCTGCCAATTTTGCTAAGTATGGTTCTGCTTACTTATACTATAAAAGCGCAATAGAGAGAATTCATGATTATTATCCGTATGATGGCTCTTCCGCGGAAATTAATGAATTTTATAATAATTTATTAAATATTGAAAAATATATTTTTGATAATTTGTATCCGCGGACAAACGGCTATATTCTCATGAGCGCGGATGGGTGGGGATCCCGCGATGGTAGTCAAGTAGATGGATATGGTCTTCCACAAACCTTGGAATATATTTCCTTTTATGGTGGACCCCATTCTTCTTCGTATACCACTTTGGCAAGCGCCTTTGACAACCCTTACAATACCAAATTTCAATCTGCGAACCTTTATGAGACGGATATTTATACAAGGGAAGGACTTCCAAGCGATTATGGGGTAGGAACTCGCGAATCAAACTTAAAATCAAATTTTGACACTGGTGTAACGGTTGAGTTTTGGCTCAAAAAAGAAGCTTTTACAAATCTCTCTTCAAGCAAAGAGGTAGTTCTTGATGTTTGGAACAACGAAGCCACCTCTAGCGCCGATTACGGAAGAATTACAATTGAGTTAACCGGCGCCGCAACGGGAAGCCCTTTTAGAATTACGGCCCAATCTGGAACTTCCGGTATTTTTCAACAATCGATTGGTTCCGGACTGACGACAGCCTCGTTGGAATCTTATCAGCATTATGCTTTTAAATTCGAAAATACGGGTAGCAATAGCTTTAGGACAAAATTATATGTAAATGGTGTTATAAATGATACCAATAGGAGAGCCGGCTCCCTTAATGAACTGAAGTCAAAAAATATGATTGCGCGCATAGGGTCGCTCATTACCTCTCCATCTGGAACCCTAGCCTCCGCATCAGCCGGCAAGTTTAGCGGCTCACTAGATGAGTTTAGATTTTGGAAAGTGTCCCGCACGGCGAATGATATCGGGCGCTATTGGTTTACAGATATACAGGGGGGCGCTAATACAGATATTAGCAATGCAACATTGGGCGTTTATTATAAATTTAATGAAGGTATCTCTTTAACCGCAAGTGTTGATAGCACTGTTTTAGATTATAGTGGAAGAATTAGCAATGGTACATGGACAGGATATGGCTCAAATTCACGCAACACTGGATCGGCCATTGTTCTCGCTAGTGCAAGTGCTACCGAATATAAAGACCCGATTATTTACTCCACTCATCCAAGCGTAGCCACACTTAAGACAAACTTATTAAAAAGTGGATCTTTTTATGATTCAAATAATAATAGCTCTTTCCTATCGCTGATGCCCAATTGGGTTATCGCCCAAGACGAGAGTAAAACATCAGAACTCCAAAAAATGAGTCACATTGCGGGGGCTTATTTTGATACATTATATCTGCAAATTAACGCACTACCAAAATTTAAAAGTCCGATTTATACTAGTGCCTCTTATAAGCCTCTCCCCTTCGCTCGTTATCTCCCGGAATCGCTAGGCTTATATATGCCCGAATTGTTTGTTGACGCAGATGTAATGGAAACATTTCTGAATCGTGATCAGACAACTCTTTTTGAGGGAGATTTAACGGATACAAAAAATAAGATATATTTAAATATCTATAACAATCTGGCTAACATTTATAAAAACAAGGGAACAGAAAAATCAATCAGAAATGTTCTGAGATGTTTTAATCTTGATGATAGGCTCGTTAAATTAAATGTCTATTCTGACGGGCAGACCTATCCCCTTAAAGATAACTTAAAGCAAACTTTAATAAACAAGACTTCTCTTAATTTTAATAACAAAAACAATACCTCCGCGGTAGTTCTTCAATACCCGGATCCTTCAAATTCCGAATCCAGTGGTTATATTTCTGGAAGTTCCGGCATGTCTTGGGCCGGCGTTGAAGATAAATACGGAATGACTGCCGAGGCAGACATTACTTTCCCGAGCTATGACGATTCTGAAGATCCCGTAAACCGCCGTTTTCTAACAGCGTCCCTTTTCGGGATGCACCAAGCAAACACTACTGACCCCACCGATACAAAATACTCGCCACTGGATAGCGCTAACTTCCAGGTAGTTGCGGTAAAGCCCACGGAAGATTCAAAAAATGTATATTTTAGATTATCATCTTCGGTTACTCCGTTTCCCTTTCCGGAACTCACGAGTAGTTTGTTTTTCAATGTTTACGACAATGATCGGTGGAACCTTTCTGTTAGGTTGAAGCCTAGCACTTATCCTGTAGCCGGCATGGTAACAGGCTCAGGCGACTATACCTATGATGTTATCTTTAGGGGGGTCAATACTCTCTTGGGAAGCGTTCAAGATAGTTTTGTAGTTTCGGCATCAATCACCCTGGCGACCGGATCCGCCTTCTTGAGAGCGCCCAAAAGGGTGTACGCCGGCGCGCAGAGAACTAATATTACCGGCGCCGTGATTCATAAGTCGGACACACTGTTTTCAGGTGTTAAATATTGGACAAAATACGTAGAAGACGGCGCGTTAGATCAGCATGCAGCAGATATTAATAATGCGGGTATTTCTGCTTCCTATCAGAGTATTTCTCCTCTGGATACTGGCGATCCTGGCTATGAGCTTTCCAATTGGAATACTTTGGCATTAAATTGGAATTTTGATAATGTAACAGGATCGGACGCTACTGGCAATTTCTATGTAACTGATGTTAGTTCGGGTTCCGTGCTCTTAAGAAACAATTATGGTTGGTTGGGGAAGACTTCTGGTTATCAACACAGTGGATATGGATATGGGTTTGAAGCCTCTTCCACATCCTCTATAGATAAGCGACTTGTTAATTCGTTTAAATTTGTAGATCCCGAAATGGCGGCAGCATCTGATATGGTTCAAATTATATCGGACAAGGAGAAGGTTTTTGGCCTCCCGGTATCTCAAACGGTGCCTAACTTTTTCTATGTATTGGAAAAGAGCCTATATGCCGCCATATCCGAAGAGATGTTAACTTTTTTTGCGGGCGTTGTCGATTTTAACAACGTGATCGGGGAGCCAGTTAACCGCTATCGTGACCGCTATAAAACCATAGAAAAGCTTAGAGAAATCTTTTTCAGAAGAGTTACGACTGTCACAGACGTAGAAAAGTTTATTACATATTATAAGTGGTTTGATGATGCGCTCACTGAAATAATTGCCCAATTGGTTCCGGCGTCATCTGGTTTTGTTCCTGACGTATTGAATACTATCGAAAGTCATGTATTGGAGAGAAATAAATATAAATCTATATTTCCCACATTGCGCCCCCGCAGTGATGATATCGGGGCCCCCGTATTGGGGATTAACGAACTCACCTATAACTGGCGACTTAATCACCATCCCGTTTCCAATCTTCAAAAAGAGAATTCTGAATGGTGGCGCCAACGAGCAAATCGCCAAAACAACACTGTTGTTGCGTCCTCTGATGCTAATGTCAACTTGGATAGAGACGCTATAAGAATTTCTGCTGATAATGATAATAATCAATCTGCTTCTCTTCTGGCAAGAGTGGTAAGTACTGGCGTAACAAGCAGATATAATGGCAGTACCTTTGTTTTGCGCAAGTTGGCTAAACCATATAAACTGGAAGTAAGGAGAAAACAAGATTTTGGCGGCGGCGTTAATTTTACAGATACTAAAAATATTCAATTTACCTACAATGCTCTTTATCCTGCTGGTCCCATTTTTATAACTGGTTCGACCACGATTCCTGAAAATGTATTAATATTTTTTGCTAGTGACATTGTTCCACTTAAGAGTAGCGTAGACACTACGTCGCCCCCCGAATTGAAAAAAATTCAAAGAGTGTTTAAGGTACAACATGGCCGCGATTGGGAAGATGGTCTCGGGTATTCAAATGTAAAATCGACTTATGCCTTTCCCTTTAACATATTCAGTTCTTCTTTGACAACTGGATACAACAAAGATGTTGTCGAAAAGGTTACAGGCGGAATTGAAATTACCAATTTGCATAATGATGTTTATGGTCCTATGATGGAAGTACCGTTGCAAGGGCCTTTTTCCGAATTCGCGGTCGGCGGGCACCAATCGCGCCATATTGCTTTAAATACTGGCACCGATAATTGTACAAATCGACCAGAAGCCTGGAAGTTGTTATTGGGTACTGTTACCGCCTCTACACCGGACGTTACGGGCGCCCTGGGAATGGTCGGCGCCGATTATCCGTGGCCCGTAACAAGTGATTATCCAGCTAGTGCATCCGAAAAGGCAGTATATTATCGCGACTTTGTTGCAAAACGTCCGGTTAATATTAGAAACATCAAATCTACTACCGGTTCCGTTCTGGGAAATTATACCCAGAATTGGCAAGTGGTGAGCACGGTGGGAGCCTATTCAAATCCAAGTCATTTTATTAATAATCAGCCGTCGCTTCCATCCCAGATAACGGAGACGCCCTCTGCCTCTCAGGGAAGATCTATTTTGGATGTTCACCGCTCAGTTCGGAACCACTTTCAGTTTATACCCGATTATTCTGTGGCTTATTTAACGGGCTCGGCAAACAGATCCGTTATAATCGGTCGCTTTTCTGCTCCTGGTGGGATCGAAACCATGGGCATTGGATATCTAGATGTGAGAGCGGCAGAAATGTCCGTTTATAATGCGCTGCCTTATCGAAATCTATCGGTTATTAAGCCATCTCAGGGGCCCTCTGGTTCAATTTCGGAGACACCCAACCCGCCCCTGTTGGGACAAGGCACGACGGGCATTCGGGTTTCAGATATTAATGGTCAAGACTTTGGACTCCGCGCCCATCTTGCGCGCCACGCAGCGCGCTTCGGAAGAGATTCTTTCTCTGTAACCGACCCGGGAGCGTCATATGACCAAGCCCCGGCGATGTTCAAGATCAACAGGAACACCAAACATCTTATCAAATCTGCATCAACAGGATATTATAGTGCCTCACAGTATGATAACTTTAATATACAGCATCAGATTCCACGATCAGATAGGCAATATGCATGGGTGACAGCTTCTTTGGCTCCCGGATCTACAGCAGCACGTTATTATGGATATGCGCCCACACAAGGGCCACAAGCTGGTTTATATTCCAGTTCAGCGGGCTATACAGCTTATTTCAATTATGTGACGGCTAGTGATGTGGTTGGGTACGGACCCGGCATGGGCGGCGGCTCTCCACGCGCCTTAAAGCAGCCCACTAGTCGCCTAAATATATTTGTACACGATCCTGTGGATATTATCGGCGGCGCCCCCAATACTATGGGGTACTCATTAACGGCGTCTAATTTAGATTATCGTAATACCGAACTTTTGGCTATGCCCCCGGTGATTTTCGAGGGCAACACCAATTTAAAGGTAAATTATTTTAATGCGCTAATGAGTCACAGGGGAAATACACTTGGTTGGACGTGGAAGGGCGCCCGGAATGGCGACCATCCTATATTGAGAAAACACAGAAACTCTAATAAGTTAACTGTGGTTGACAAAAGTACTGGAATAATCAAGAGTTATAGATTGGCGCCCGCTTCAACAAGGGGCCGCCCCGTCGTGGCAAATTTGGACATTAATGGGAACAGTATGACTGTCAAGGCGACCCACAACAATGAAAGGGTTTATTTTAATGAAACGTCATTAGATGATCTTCAGTACGAAAGCTCTATGGTAAATATAACCCCCTTCAATCAGATCATCAGATTAGTGAGATACAACCCCTCTTATACATTTAACTGGATTCAATATTCAGAAAATCTTTTTCCGTCGCTAAAGAATGCGTATCTTTCTCGCTCACTGGGGAGGACCGGTTTTGATAATAAGTTTTGGAGAGATAGTAATGCGCAGAGGGTTGCTGTGGGTGCCAACATTCTCAACTCTTTTGGTGCCTCTGTTTCTCAAAGTTGTTGGCCTCTGGATGCACAAGAAAACTTTCTTACAAGGACGGGCCCCGCTTTACTTAATGCGGGCTCTCCCTATGTTGACCTCATCAGCAGCGGCGCCGCCGGCGAGTTGCAGAACAACTATGTTATGTCTCACACCGGCGCCGCCGGTGGAGCCCTACCCGCGAGGAGCCTAAGACCAGGAGCCTTGTATGCGCGAAAGCATATACTTTCTTCTTTCAGATCTGTTGCGTCTCCTTCTGGTATTCCCATTCCGCAAACCGGCAGTTTGTCTCAACCGTTTTTGGGTTCCGAAGCAATTGACGCATACGCCGGCGAAGCTTTGTGGGAAGCCGATTCGCAGGCGGGAATTGTAGTAAAATCAGGCTCCAGCGTGATGTTTCAAGCTACCGCTTCTGCTCCTTGGTTTAATAGTTATGATGACTTTAAGGCTGATCTTAAATTGATGGCCAAAGATTATTCTATTATTCCCGAATTCCGGATTAGTGAACATGTTGAAGATTATGTTAAATATGGACTGTTTAATCGCGGTAAGCTCGATACATTTGATATTCCTGGCACGGACATAAATAGCAGTACTGCTTCGTTTTATAAAGATTATTCAAATTCTGAATTTATGAGTGCTTTTTCTAGAGTGAGAAGGACGACGCGCGTACCTGCAACTGAAATTAAACTAGTGTGCAATGCGGCGATCAGGCTAAACCCCTATAAAGGGTTTTACCCGGCTCAAAGAACATTGGATTTAATAAATCAATTTTCTAGATCTTATGGAGGGGGCTTTGTTACGAATGTAGGTGGTGGGACCCCCGCTCAACCACTTAATGGGCGCCTAAGACCCCTCGCGCAAGCGCTTTTCGCTCCAGGGGTTCTTTATAATTCAATTAAGTCCGGAATAGCAGTGGACTATCCCGTGATTACAGATAAGACAAAACTGACAA